GTCCGGCTTCTTAGGCTCGGGCTTTGGTCGTTGGCTACTCCCCCCCTTAGATCCGTTAGAATCTCGCTTTACGTCCTTGCGCTCAGCGGCGTTTCGGGGTGCGAAGGTGACCTTCTTTCGAATTCTCCTTTGAGCATTTTTACCTTTCCTGGCAGGTTTTGTGCCCTCCTGCGTTGCTTTAGGTGGAGCAGTGAGTAATTCTCCTGAGACTACTACGTCTTCCTTGACATTTGGAACTTGTGGCTCAACACATAGTGGAGTCTTCGCTAGCCATTCTTCCGTATGATTGCAGGCAATAAGCCATTTTGAAAACTTGGGCCAATCAAACGTGGGCAGCACACTTTCCCCATATGCGTACATCCAATCTTGGTCTTCGTTGGGGTACTGGTCCTCCTTAGAGACTTTGCTATGCCAGCTGCGTAAAAATAAAGGATCCTCAGTAGGACTAAAGTCTTCCTTTTCTCCTTTTACAATTACACGCTCGATAAGGGGTGCAAAAATGGGTGTGTTCCGGTCAGTGAGATACAAACTTCTAAGCTTCTCGACCAATTTCATGTAAGGCGTTACACTTGGGGGCATTTTGACTGTGACGTGCAATTTCCCTAATTGCCTTGGGATATCGCAACAACTATTGGGGTCACCGAACCATACGTTAGGTCCGTATACGCGACTTAAGAACTGTACGCCGAATTCCCCGCGGGGTACAGCCTCTGCTGTGAGCTCCTGGCCGCATCTTGCTGCCCAACGAGTGTAAGTCGCCGGGTCAACATCTCCAGTCAAGCCGTCATCACCACCATACATTCCAAGGTCGTCCCATGCTTGTTGGGGCGTCAAATACGCACCATTATGGTACGTAGCTCTCTTGGTCGCATACGCGATAAATGCATTTATCATTGTGGCGAAAACGCTAGTCTCTGGTGAACCAGAGGCTCGCTTGGCTAACTGGTCATATGTCGTGCCAATTGGGGTTGCCGCATAGTCATTGTCTAGACGCGTGCATTTGCCTTTCATATTGTATTGAGATTTGTGCAATTCTATTACCATAGCAGTATAGAACGTATCGAATGCTCTAGTCAGAATCATTTCTTCTAACATTCTCATAATCATTATCACGTGGCCATCAAACCTACTTAAGTCAGATTTGATCAGACAACCTCGGGTCCTCATAGCAAGTCCTGCGACTGCTTCAGCGATTTCCCTCGGTGTGCGCCCGAAGGCGTACCATTTGTGTTTCTTGACGACATCGTACAGTGAGTAGAGCACACGAGAGTACTCTAATTTGTCGACGCCGTTGATTTGAGATATAGGCCTGGGATCTGTGACTTTCCCGTAGCATTCTTTCTTGATAAACATCTCTATCCTACGCATCAAGGGTCTAGCCATTTCCACGGCTTGAGATAGAATAGATTGTTGTGATGGGCGTGGTTGCC